ACCATGTAATCTACTGATGCTGTTCTTGAAACCCAATTATTATTTGATACTTCACAATAAAGTGATTGCATGCTCCAGACTCCTGAAGCACATGTATAAGATTCTTTAACTATAACTATTCCTGGTCCACCAGCTCCTCCAACAGATCCTGGAGAACAACAATAAGAACCACCTCCTCCGCCACCACCAGTGTTTGCTGTTCCTGCTGATCCAGATCTTCCTGCAGCGGGTCCACTTGATGGTCCTGCTGCTCCACCACCGCCAGATCCTCCAGCTCCAACTGGTCCACCACCTGGTGAAAAAATTCCACCACCTCCACCACCTGCGTAAGTTACACAACTTCCTGTAATATCGTTTGTTGTTCCTGCTCCACCAGGTCCTCCAATACTTCCTGATCCTGCAGTTCCTGAACCACCTGCTCCACCGCCACCACCAGCTCCATAGTTAGGTCCTGAACTAGATCCATTACCACCTGGATTTCCTTGAGAAGGACTTGTAGGAGGAGTATTTCCTGCGGCTGCTGTTCCACCACCAGATCCTCCACCACCTCCACCACCACCAGATCCTCCAGTTCCTGCTGCTGGACTATTATTATTTCCTGCTCCTAAACCTCCACCAGTTGATGTTATTGATCCAAATGTTGAAGGATTACCTTGTGCTGCCGCGCTACCTCCACCACCGACTGTAACTGTCATTGAATTAGTTAATGTGACAGATGTATCTGTTCTATAACCACCACCTCCACCGCCAGCTCCTAAAACAGGAGCACCACCACCTCCACCTGCAACAACTAAAATTTCTGATGCAGTTTTAGATTGACAATTAGCTCTGTTAAAAGTTCCTGATGATGTAAATGATGTTACTTTTGTAGTAGGAGTTGAAAGACATTTGACTGGTCCAATTATTCCGCCATTTCCTTGCGCCATAATTTAAACCTCCTATGCGTCGTCTATCGATTCATATGATACGAATAATTCTAGATCAGATGCTGCACCTGCTCCACCTTTTAGTACATCACCTTCCATTAAATATATTGGAGTATCAAGTACAACTAACGTTGCATCCGCTGGCACTGATACTGTTTTTGCTAGATGGAAAGTTCCAGATGTATCAAAGTTTGCTACACCATCTGGTGTAAAGTTTGATTTTGTAATTGATACAGTTAAATCTGCTGCATTCGTTCCATCAACGTTTGCACATGTAATTCTATTTACTTTTACAACTTTGTCAGATGATACTGTCATTAAAGTTGTAGTTGTAGTAGCTGATAAAGCGAATCCTACCGATTCACCTTTAATACTTGTTACTGATACTATATTTGGATTTGCCATTTTTTAATCTCCTGCTTTTCTTTTATCCGAAAACGATCGCCATTGCAATAGCTTTTCCTGTTGTTGCTGGTGAAGAATCAAAGCTTAATTGACCAACTGCTGTAGTCCCTGATCCTGTAATACTATCTACCTTTAAAAATGTGCCTGCAGTACAATTATTTGTAGGAAATTTTAATTGGTAGCTCTGAGATGCGCTATGTGCAGGGCTAATAAGTCTAATTCCATGACTATTATTTTCACAATTAAGAATAAGAGTACCTGGATTATCATTACCTCCTACTTCAACAGCACCTGTGCCGTTTGGGTATAACATCAAATCTCTATTTGATGTTGTAACAATATTATTATTATTTGTATCTAAATTACCACCTAATTGTGGTGATGTATCCTCAACTACGTTTGAAATACCTAAAGCTATTGTATCGATATTAGGATTAGTCCCATCACTTGCAGTTGCAAATACAATAGCATCACCTTTATCAGTTGCTGAAAAAGTAAACGAATCTCCTGAACCAGAAGCATATTTAAATTGAACTGTGTAAGCACCTGAAGTTGAGTTTCTTAAAAAATAAAAAGTTTCTACATCTAAAGGTATTGTTACAATTTGATTTCCTGTAATAGAACCCGTAAACTCAATCATTCTTGCTTGAGCTGTTCCAGTTAATGCACCATCCGCAACTGTTAAAGCAGTTGTTTGTGCACCACCAGCAATTGATACTGCTTTATAACCACCAAGAACTTGTTCTATAAGATCTAGGTTTGCGTTTGTTTTTGTTCCCCATGTACCAGCGTTTTCGCCAGTAGCCATTTTTTCTATACCGAGAGGTGTATAACTTGATGCCATAAATTTTTATCTCCTATGCAGCGTCACTATAACTTGTATTTGATCCAGTTGCAACATTAGAATAACTTGTATTTGATCCTGTTGAAAGTGCACTATAAGACGTATTTGAACCAGTGTCAACATCTTGATAATGTATAATAAATGGTTCTCCAACAGTGGCTGTCATTGTAAGTGTTGGTAATCCAACAACTTGATCTTTAGGATCTATACTACCAATAGCAGAGCTAAATGATACTCCTGTTAATCCCATTATTTGATCAGGAATATCTACAATTGTACCTATAGAAGCACTCATAGATATCCCAGTTGTTGGTACAACTACTGATCCTGTTCCTTCAACAAAACCTACAGCAGATGTTATAGATAATCCTGTTGGTGCTACTGCATCATTTGGAACAACTACAGATCCTTGTTGTGATGTAACTGTAAATGTTGGTAAAAGAATTTCAACAGCGTTGACTGCAACAGGAGTATTTAAAGTTGAAGTAATTGATAAACCTGTAACAGACACATCTTCATTGGGTGCAAATGCAGTTCCTTGTGTTGATGTAATTTCCTGACCAGTTAGTCCAACCGTTTGATCGTTTGGATCTAAAACTCCAATAGCTGCTGTAGTAGAAAGACCTGTAATAGTTGGTGCAACATCAATACTTACTTCAGCATATCCTTGAAGATCATTAATAAGTAAACCATTTGGTTCAACTGTTACATCTATAACATTTGAAATTGTTCCAAGAGTAGAACTAAATGATTGACCTGAAGGAGTTACAGTTACACTAACTGTGTTAGTGACAGAACCAACACTTGAAGTAATTGATAAACCTGTAGGTTGAGCTACAGCATCTGAAAGTTGACCCCATTCATCTTCACCCCAAGATTTTGCGCCCCAACCTTGTTTTAAAGTTGTAGCCTCGTTCCAATTAGCCTGTCCCCAGGTTAATCGACCCCATCCAGAAGAAACGTCGGGCACGGTGACCCTCCTATGCTAATCTTATGATTGCGTTTGATGAATCGTTTGCAGGAAACTGTATTTCAAAAGTTCCGTTAGTTGCAGTTTTATCAGAACCAAAAGCAATTACACAAACAGCATCAGTAGTGTTTGAACCACCATTTGTTGTTGTGTTATAAATTAAAGCACCATTGGCTGTGAAAGTAGCTGATGTAAAAGAAACATCAGAAAAATCTGTAAACGCAGTTGTTGAAGTTAAACCAACTCCAGTATTTGTTAAAGCCTTACCACCTGCAGTATATGCTGATCCAGATGTATTTGAAATTTCGTTTGAAGATGAATAGTCAGTTGTTGCTGCACCTAAAGATGCTGAACTTGTATATAAAGCTATTTTAAAAGTATGACCACCAGAACCTGATGTTTGAAAGTCATGCTTTCCTTCTAAAAGTTCTTGTTTAAAACTTGAACATATTGCTGATGTTATTGCCATAATTTTTTTCTCCTATTAAGGTGTCGGTGAAGGAACTTTAATACGAACTGTACCATCCGTGTAGTCGTCCCTTTTACGTCTACCAAGTTGTTCTGCTGCGAACTTCTCTACCTCTTGTTTATATTTATTTTCATATAATGTCAACATATCTGTTGGACCTTTTAAATAAGAAAATGCCTCTACTAAGCAAGCATATAATAAGCCATTTGGAAAATATTGACTCACATAAGTTGTAGTATTTGAACCCGATAATCCAGTTGGAATAGCTTCATAATGTATTTTAAATACGTACGTGTTATCTGGTGCAGGCGCCAGGAATAATCTTCCTGAAGTAGTATCACTTACACCTGTTGCTCCACCAAACATAGCATAGTATTTTGGCTGTGCTCTAGCTGAAGTTTCTGTAGATGGTTGGTATTCTTGTAAATAAGATTCATCTTTTTTCTCTAGCCAAACATTATTGCCTGTTGAAGCAGAAGTTGAATCATAAACTTGTACACCTTTTACAAATAAAGTTTTAGCTGGTACGTTAATTGTATTTTGTCCTGTGACTAAATTACCAATAGATTGTTTTTTATATGCATCAAGTGGTACATCTCTTAAAATTCTAAGTTCTGAATTTTCAATAAATTGATCTGTAATAGTAGCAGTTAAAACGTTTGTATCCGTTTCAGTGT